GATGCTCTCACACATGGGGCAAACCTTTGTGGGTGGCTCGCCCCCGCCATTCTCACCGGGACGCTTCGGACGCACGAGATCGATCGGCCCGTGGCGTCGAACATTGCCCGCGAAATCCAGAACGAGGCAGTTCTCCTTGCCCGGTGCCAGGCGCGTTCCCCGACCGACCATCTGCACATAGAGCCCAGCCGACTGAGTTGGACGCAGGAGCGCAATGAGATCGACGCCTGGGGCGTTGAAGCCGGTGGTCAGCACGCCCATCGACGCCAACGCGCGGATTTCGCCCCGCTTGAACGCGGCGATGATGGCATCACGCTCATCCTTGGGTGTATCGCCGAAGATCGTCTGACAGGTGATGCCCCGACGTCCTAATTCCTCGGCGACGTGGCGCGCGTGATCCAAGCCTGAGCAGAAGGCCAGCCACGATTTGCGATCCTTGCCGTACTCGATGATCTCGGCGACCGCCGCGCGCGTGATGGCGTCCTGGTCGACCGCCGCAGCCAGGTCGCGGGCAATGAAGTCACCGGCGCGAGTGCCAACTTTCGACACATCAAGCCGGGTTGTGGGCTGCTTCGAGACGAGCGGGCTGAGATAGGCTTGATCGATCAGGTCGCGGACCGGGGCTTCGTAGGCGATGTCCGTAAAGAGCGCGTTCTTGCCTTCATGCAGCATGCCGCTGTCGAGCCGAAACGGCGTGGCCGTGAGACCGATTACCTTCAGCGCCGGGTTGATCGCGCTCAGCGCATCGAGAAAACGCCGATACATGGTGCTTGATTTGCCCGGGATCAGATGAGCCTCGTCTATCAGCACCAGATCGGTGTGGCCGATTTCGCGGGCCCGGCGATGGATCGACTGGATGCCTGCAAACAAAATGCGGGCCTGCGCCTCGCGCTTGCCCAGACCAGCCGAATAGATGCCCGCTGGCGCGTCAGGCCAAAGGCCGATCATCTCGGCATAGTTCTGCGCGATCAGCTCGCGCACATGGGTCACGATCAGGATGCGCTGATCGGGCCAGGCCTTCAGCACGCCTTCGATGAAGGCGGCCATGACCAGGCTTTTGCCCCCAGCTGTCGGAATGACCACCAGCGGATTGCCGGTGTTGGTCTGGAAATAGCCGTAGATCGAAGAGATCGCGGCGTTTTGGTATGGGCGCAGGGTCAGCATGGCGCGGCCTCCGTGGTACGAGCGTCATTTGACCAGGAGGAGCCATCGGCCATGCGGTAGGTGACAATGTCGTCTCCCGCATCGATGACCTCACCCGGCACGAGATCGGGGATGAAGAGATGTTTGCCGCAGGCGGCGCGCTGCTCGATCGGAGCCAGCATTCGGTCGTGGCGGGCGCAGTGCCACCCGCCTTCGATCGGCGTCGCGTGCAGGCATGACCGGCAAGTCACGGCAGCACCGCCACCGTCGTGGCAAGCAGCACGGTGATCGCAGAAACGGCATTCGAACCAGGCCGGGTCCTCGCTGATCCGCACGGGTGGATGCTGGGCGAATATGACCCGACCGGCCTTGTCCAACAGGCGTTCGGCCATGGCTGGATCGGCCTCAACCCGTTCGATATGCAACGCGTCGGTATCCTTGCAGACTGCGACGTAGAGCGCGCGGGTGATGCCGGTCAGGTGCATGTAGATCTGCATCTGCGCCGCATGTTGCGGCTTCGACAGCACCACGCCTTTTGCAGTCAAGTCGGCAAAGCTCTTCGCTGAATGCGTCTTGAATTCCAGAACGTGCCAGGTTTTCGGTGCCTCAAGCAGCCCGAGGGCGACGCCATCAAGCGAGCCGCCGAAGTGGCCGCCATGGGCTTCGACACGGAACTGGCGGCCAGTGTCCGGATCGACCTCAAGCACGGTCGCACCGGTGGCGCGCAGGTTGCGGACCATACGGTCCTCTTCCAGTTGGCCGGTCTCGAACAGACGCAGCAGGCGGCCGGAATGGCGTGAAGGCGTCACCCAGCGGAAATCATACCAGAGCTCGCGTGCGCAGGATTTGCCGATGATCGACGCGCCAAGGTGGTCGCGGAAGCCATCGCCCTGCCGCGCCTCGTAAGACGCATAGATCGCTGTCAGTGTTGGCGTGGCCGGTGCGGGAAGATCAGCCATCACAAACCCTCCCGTTCGCTGCGGGCCTGGGCCTCGGCCAGAATGCCGTCCCAGGTCTCCGGGTCATGCCGGTCACGCAAAACGCCGATTAGGGCGTCCTTCAGCTTCTCGCGACGACGGCGGCCAGTTCCTTTCGCCAGCAGTTCTGCCCGTTCGCGGCACAGGTGGCGCAGCGCGGTCCGTGCCCGGTGGAACCAGTCGGGATCGATGGGTTTTTGCCCCCGCTGGCGTGCCAGATCGGCGGTAGCGATTTGTGTGCGGATCTTGGCGATATCGTCGTCGAGTTCGATCAACCGGAGCTGATCTTCAGGCAAGCCGGGGCTGATCACGGCCACAGGGGCCGCGTTGGTCAGGTCAGTCATGGAAGTATCCTCAGATGTGTTTGGGCGCTGCCCCAGCAAACGGGAGCGGAGCAGCGCGGATCATCAGCCCTTCTTGTTCCAGGGAGCGGAGGCCATCTTGGCCGGGGCTGCTGCTGCGTCCCCGCCGGTCTGGGCTTTCTTCGCCGCTTGCGATGCGGCCGTGCCCTGTTCCGGCGTCATGTAGCGGATCGCATTGCTCTCCCCGTAGCCGTTCTTGGGCGGCTTCACCGTCACCTGGATCGACATCGGGATGAGGTGCAGTTCCTCGCTGTCGCTGACCTGCATCTTGCCCGTCGCATGGCAGATCGCCGACAGCGTCCGCTGCGCAATCTCGACCGTGGTCGGGTTCGGGTTCACCAGATTCAGCTGGTCGAAGATCTTCCGGCCCTTGTGCGGGCCATCCAGAATATCCAGCATCAGCCAGAGGAACTGGCCCATGCCGTTGCGGGTCACGCGCATCTCGCTCTCGACGATCTGGGCGCTGTATTTGCCTGCGGGCAGCAGCTCATAGGCGGTGGTGGGCTCGATGCCCGAGGCATCAAATGCGGCGTCAAAACGTGCCATGGTCGTATCCTTTCAGGTCTGGATTATTCAGGTTGGGGCATGGCTGCGAGGAACTCTGACCACTCGAGCGGCAAGGTGTCCGGCAGGCCGTAGCGGTTCTTGGCGAGGAAGGCCGGGCGCTCTTCGGTGTGCATGACGCGGGCACCGGACCCGAGCGCCCGGGTCACCTTCTTGTTGAAGCCGACATCAGATTTTGCGACCGAGATCTGGTAGTTCGCGAACAGCACCACATCGGAATGCTCCTGCAGCAGCGCCGAGGCGCGGGTCTGCAGCTTGATCACATAGCGGTCGTAGGGCTCATGCTCGGGGCTGTCGAAACGCTTGATGTCGGTATGGGCGATCTGGATGACCACCATGCCCTTCCGATCGCGAAGCCCATTCAGCTTATCGAGGTATTCGCGCCAGACGGTCAGAGCCTCGGCGTAACCTTTGCCAAAGCCCGGAGTTTCGATCGACTGCCAGCCGTTGCGTTTGCAGGCCTCAGCCCAGATCAGCGGCTCCAACCAGTCAACGCTGTCGATCACGACGGTGCCATAGCCGTGATCTTCATCCAGCAAGGCGTCGAGCGCTTCCGCCACCTCAACATAGCTGGTCGCCAATGGAAAATGCGGGACCTGCAATTTGCCGAGACCGTCCTCGGTCATTATGAACACCGGTGCGCCAGCGTCAGCCGCGAAGGTGGATTTTCCGACCCCGGCAACCCCGTGGATCAGGATGCGCGGCGGCTGGAGCACCGAGGTGGTGCGCAGAGATGCGAGAGAAACGGCCATCAGCGCACCTCCTCGCCCAGCAACAGGCGGAACTTGGGCTTGCCGGTCCGGACCGTGCGCGCGGGTTCAAAACCTTTGCGCCAGGACTCCGGCAGTGCCGTGTATTTGCGCTCGGACACCTTCAACGTGGTCTCGATGAACTCGGCCGGGTCCTCGCCAGCTGAGGCGATGTTGTCGGCGATCTGTGCGAGTTTCGCCTGATCCCAATCGATCCGTTTCGCCAGGTCGGCGATCACCGTGACGCCGCCATCCTCGAAGCGAATCGTGCCGGTGTCCTTGCCTGCCTCATGACGGCATTCGGCAGCGCGCTCAGCGTATTTCAGGGAGATTGCACCATCGAGCCAATCCGAGACCGCCTTGGCCTGGGTGAGCTGCTGATCTGCCGCCTCCTTCAGCATTGCCAGCTGATCAGCGGGCAATGCCGCGATCTGGCCAACCGGCATGTGGTGGATATCGGCCAGTGTAATGTGGTTAGAAATCGTCATGTTGTTCCCCCTTACGCCGACATCGGGCGGTGGGGCTCGTGGTCCGAGCCGCGGATCTGCTCGACCTCGAAAGCCTCGACGTCTTCGAGCCGGTAAATGACCCGGCCACCGAGTTTGATGAATTTCGGGCCTTCGCCCGTCCACCGCCAACGCTCCAGCGTGCGGTGTGAAATGTTCCAGCGAGCCGCCAGCTCGATCTGGGAAAGGTGCCTTAGCGCCATGTGAACCTCCTTCGGGTTTTTGCGAACACTTGCGGGATCAACATGGCCGATGGGGTGGTAGGGCTGAGGGAGGGCACCGGTAGGGAAACCGGTAGGAGAGCGACAAAAGCAAAAGGCCGCCCTCAAGGACGGCCTTTCGCATAACGGTTTCTGATCGAACTAAGGCTCGATCCAACAGTTTCCGTCGGCGTATTTGATGAATGAGCGCCAGTCTTCACGACCGCTGAAAACCTTAGAGAACGAGTTCGTGCTGTCCCCGTAACCCGCTTCGAAAAGGACGACCGCCGTCCGGCATTCAGGCGAACCCGACCAGTAGGCGCCGAACAACAGCCCAAGGAGTTGCCGCTGTTTGTCGCTGCCAAAGGTGAGGGTTTCGCCTCGCAGCCAGACGATCCCGTAGTCATCCGAATGATCGATCGGGACACGACGCTGCGCTTTCCCGGGGAACACCCGCGCCCCGAGGATCTGCGGCGAGATCGCAAGCTTCGCCGGATCACCCGCAATATCCGCGACATTGATGATGTGATTTCGCTTCTGGGAGGTCTCCGGGACGCGTTCACCGGACGTCGACGTCAGGACGATGCGAATTTCCTGCGGCGGTTTGCGCCCGATCAGCGCCTCAAACTGCGCCCAGGCCCCCGGGTCCCCGAGCCGCCGGGCAAACCAGACGGGCACGGGGGCCTTCGCTCCGGCAAGCTTGATGGTTCCCACATCCCAGATGAGACCGGCGTGCAACAATGTTGGGCTGGATGGCCCGGCGCGCTCGAACGCCACCAGCATCTTGGCAAAGGCCAGACCGTAGTCGACCCTGCAGGCCGCGATGTCCTGATCGGTCACCGTGATCCAGCGGCCGGTGCTGTCGAGATAACCATATGATTTCAGCTCGGCCGACCAGCTGGCTTCCATCGGCTCATCTTCGTAATCGTCCATCCCGGCAACGACCGGGACATGCCCGCTCGGAACCAGCAGCTTCGCCTTCAACAATT